ACAGACTGGGTAAACCAAACAACAGAACTGTCCCCAACCCCGAGATCCCACCAGGTATCGACCTTCACTGTCGGATCATAGGGAACTGAAGATATGCGCCCACTTTCCTGAGCCTCTTGCAGCTCTTTTCCAAAAACAGCCCCTGGCACATTTGCCACCCAAGAGCACTCGAACTCCTGCTCGAACTGATCTGCCGACATCATCGACCTGGCAGCGTCCAGCTCCTCTTCATCGAGGATGCCAGTCTCACTCGCCTTATGAACGGCTGTAAACCAATCATCTTGCCCCTCAGCAGCCGTATAAAGCTCATAGAAGGCGTTATGACCCCTCGGTGTACCAATGAACAGCGCCTTGCCCTTGCGGTCGCTCAGCGCCGGCCTGATGATCTCTGGGAACAAAGACTCAGGCATATCTGCCATTTCATCCAGGCAAGCCATGTCCAGATAAATACCGCGCAAGCTATCTGGATTTTCAGCACCGAGCAGCTGTATCCTCGCACCATTCGGCAAATCACACCTGAGCTCAGTCTCGTGAAACCTGACCATCGGTATTTTACCGGCAAACTGCTTGAGGTAGTCCCATGCAACCGCCTTAGCTTGCCGATAGGTGGGCGCTATGTAAGCACACCTCGGATTGGTATTCGGATTAAGTATAGCCTCTCTCAGCAAGTGGTTTATCGCCATCACCGTTTTACCGGCTCTGCGGTGTAAAACAATGACACCCCAGCGCTTCTTGCTCAGCTCCTCATGCAGCTCGGCCTGGAGCTTTCTTGGAGCGTAGGGGATCTCGATGTTCATGGGTTAGACACTCCTAACCAGGTAATATTATCGCTATAAAACCAGCGCCCGTCTTTGGGGGTGGGTGGGGGTAAATATTCCTGGCGCATACCCACCCAACGGGCTGCTATCCCGCACCCACTGCCAGCGCAGCAGCGGATCACAGCTCGCTGCATCACAGCTGCATCACAGAGAATAACAAGTTAACTGAAATTCAGTTGACCGTGCCTCGTGTGCGCGAGCACTGCCAGGCTGCGTCATCACCACACAGTTATCCAGCTACTATCACTGCGTCTTGCCAGCTAAGCGTAACGGTCCCACTGCTCTGCTTATTATCATCTGCCTTGTCCCTGATACCCAAGGGCTGCATCTGCCTGATGTGCTTATCCTTGTGGTCAGCCTCTAACCTACGCCGCTGCACCTCAGCCATAGCCAGCTTAGGATCATCAGGTAGCGGTGCTTCAACCAGGTCAATGATCTGGTCACGCATAACCTCACACTGCAATGTCCTGGCAATCCTATAAGCAGTGTAAGCTTCCTCATCCTCTTGCACCCAGCGCAGCACAGTACGCCAGCTTGGTAGCTCAGCACTCTCATTGCATATCCTGGTCAGGCTTCTGCCCTCTGCTATTCCTTCGCAGATTTGCTCCATCTGAGTTTTTGTGACTCTACGTTTTGCCATAGCTTTCCAAAGAAAAGACCCAGCTTTCACTGGGCCACTAGGTTTAAGGGAGGTTTCATGAACGGACATCTAGTCCAACGATAGCAAAAAACTACAACATCTTGATACATTCGCGCAAGTATTTTGATTTATTTTGTCTCTACACCTTGACGTATTGCGTCAACATACCCATATTAGTAGTGAAAGGAGGTGATGCGAATGTACGAGGGTCTGAAAGACAAGATCGCTGGTGCGACTAACGAGACGCTGCACGAGTGGATGGCTAACGCGATTGCCACGACACGGTGTATCGGTCACTGCAAGGGCGACATGAACGAGCGTTATGCAAAGTTCTATCATGACGCCCTGCTCGAGCGCGGCGAGGATGTCCCAGAGATCAATTTCTGGAAATGCCTCAAAATGCCTAACGGCACGAGCTACCGCGACAAGCTGCACAAGATCGGCAAATTTAACGGTCCAGGCAGCTACTAACGCCCCGAGGGGCGGCTAAGTCGCCCCAACCACCAACAAAGGAGACTGCCCCATGAACATGATCGATTTCCTAGTTGAGATGGGCCACGAGGTCCACGTCATCAACGATGATGGTCACAAGGTTTTCGCCAAGCCTGAGGCTGACGAGAACGAGCCAAACGAAAACAACAAAGACGAGGTTGAGTAAACATGACTGCTGATTATGTCTACAAACGGAAAGACGGTGGAGAAACCTGGTGTTACGGCACCGACCACGACTGCGCCAACTACGCTGTAGTCTGCGACGACGAGAGCTACGACGGGATTGCAGACGATATCGTGGCTACCACCTGGCACCAGGTCTGCAAACACCTAGAGGACAACTACCACCCACAGGTCGAACAAGTGGAGATTGTGTAATGACCTTCAACCCCAACAAATACAAGACAGCCAAAGATGCTGCAAAAGCCTTCTACAACTTCCTCGCAGCCAAGTACGGCAAAGAGGAAGTTTTCATCTACAGCCCCAAGAAAACAATCAAAATGCTAGGAGCCAAAAACTACGCTTGCTGGTGGGTCACGCACGAGGGCGGCGAGTTCGACTGGGCAATACCGGCAAGCTTCAAGATAGCCGGAGCCACCTGGCACACCGAGCCCTACTACGGGTTCGACCTGATGTTTTTCGACGACTAACAGGAGATAACATGAACAAAGCACAAGAGAAAGAAACCTTGAAAGAAATAGGCCGGAGCATGGGTTGTGTCGCTTACAGAAACCTGGACGACAAGCAGAAAGCAATCATCGCCTTTGGCATGACACCTGTTGAGGTCATGCCGGAAGAAGGTTGCGGTGAGGATTATCGGAAGGGTTTTGTCCTGGGTCTGATGGATGCCGCAAAAGCTGCTGGCAAGATGGTGGCTTAGCCATGAACATCAAAAATGAAAACGGCTATTTACCAGGCAGCTACTTCGACACAGAGGTAAAACGCCTGGAGAGACGACCAGCCTGGGAATTGAGAAACATGATCAAAGCCCTCAAGATACACCCCTGGCTCAACACCAACGAGCAAAGAGTCAGGCTCGAGGCTGCACAAGTGGCCTTGAAAAACAAGAGAGCTGCGTAAATGTTCCTGGGCTATGACTGGGACGGTTCTGAGATGGTCTGCGTGAAACACCCGCGAGGCAGCAGAGTGGAATGGTGGATTAGAACAAAGACCAAGGGCAAACATTGGAAAACAATCTATGTTGGAGATCGCCGTTACCAAGCTCTTAACTGGTGGTTTGACCACTACATGAAATCACCGAGCCTGTTTACTGACGATAATACAGCTTAATCAAAACATCCTTGTAACGCCTCTTTACGATCCTCGGGTCATTCAGCCCGAGGATTCTTGCTAACGTGCTCCACCTGGGGCCACGGCTGCGAAAGCAAGCGCTCACAGCAACAGCCCAAACAATCCGTCGTTCTTCCTGTTCAAGCCTGGTGCAAACAAGATCCAAAGCATGATCGTATCGCGTGATCTGGTCTGGCGTGGCTTTGAGCACTGGCGCTTGAAAAGCGCCGTAACCATACGCGCTCCACTCTTTCACATGGTCAGGCCAGGCACTCATGCGCTGCTTGCGTAGCGCAGCTGGCATCTTGCGCTCAGTCTCAGCTGCCTCGAGGAACAGCTCGTCCAGCTCAGCTACGTCTAGTTTTCGCATCTGTTCGCTGCTCGAGCTCACGCAAGAAATCATGCCGTTGCAATGGTGGCAACGAGCTTATCTGAGTCTGTAAATCCTTGAATCTGTCTGCTGAGTAATGCCGACGCAATTTGCGCTCGACTCTGCGTTGCAGCTCGTCAATCGGAGACTGCTTTGACCTAGCTATAGCCGCGCGGTAAGCAGGGTTGAAGCCCTTAGCTAAGTTTTTTATTAAGTAATTTATTTGGTTATTGGCTGAGTATTCCATTGCTGAAGGCTGCTGCTTAGCTTGTGCGGCTGCGCCGAGTCTAGTTTTCTGAATCATATCTTGTCAAGCCCCTTGATCTATTTTTTCGTTCCTCTTCCACTTGCTTGCGCCAACACTTGTCCTTAGCGCACAGCAACTTTCCGGCCCCGTTGATTATCCAGGTTCCCCACATTCGCTCGTGCTTTGCCCCGCAGCTCACGCACATTTGAGGCCACTCTGTCTGGTCCAATATCCATCTCCATTATTTGCTTAGCCATCTCGGCTAGTAAGTAACCCTCAGTCATTAGACCGTATCCGTTACCATGCCTGACCACCTGGTAACGCGGTATGTCCCAGGCTTCAGCAATCAGGTTGATGCCCATGCCATCCATGATGCCGCGCCGGTACTCAGCCCTGGCGAGCTGCATTGCTTCTTTTCGATTCATAAATACCCCCTGCCATCGCATTTCGGACAATGCTCGGACTGAACGCAGCCCTCACCGTCTGGCGCGTACACCCAGCCATCCTTGCAGCCTTTGTGATGACACTGATTAACCCTCAGCCGGACCAGGGGTTGCAGTATCTCCTCGACTTGCTCGATGCTGCGCGCAAGACCCCAATGGGCGCCGGCAAGCTCTATTGCATCGCGCATATCCTTTTGATTTGCCGTGAGTGCGCCGCCCTTTGGTCTTTTGAGCTCAATGAATATCGCAATCGAGTTGCCAACCCTGGCCTGGTCAGCCGGCACAAGGATCTCGAGGTCAGGCCAGCCAAACCTGGTCCCCATTTGCTTGAGCTTCTGCTTAAATGCAACGTGCCTGGTCCCCTCGTTTGGACTGTGATGAAACACGCAACCAGGCGGCAAAGCAAAGCTCAGCCACTCGGCAACCTGTTTTTGCAGCTGGTCCTCAGTCACGCCTGATATAGAAATCGTTTGGCATGACCTCTCCGTTGGTCAGCCGCATGATTAAATCCATATAATGCTCGTTAGGTATGTCCCGATCCTTGTGACCAGGCGGCAAACACCATCGACGCGCCACTGTTGCATGACTAGCCCCAACCTGGCGAGCAAGCTCGCTGTAAGACCACTTATGTTTTTTTCTAAATTCGTCTAAAATCATGCGTTGTTCGTATCATGACTTGACGTGATAAGTAAAGATGCTTATCTCAATAATATCTATTTAACGCATTGGGACAAGGTGATACGATATGGGCATGGCAAATAATTTAGCAAAACAGATTGCGCGTAGTGGGCTAACTAATAAAGAGGTTGGTAAGCTGGCTGGCGGCTGGACACCGGAAACGGTGTCACGCCATATATCGGGTAATATCAATATGACCCTGAGCCACGCAGAAGATTATGCGCGTGTTTTGAATTGTAGCCCATACGACATCATGTTTGAGGCCAAGCCCATGCCAATCATAGGCAAATGTCACATCGATAAAGATGGGCAAGTTTATAGGGAATGGAGTGGTAAATATTATGGTCAAGTTTATAGCCATACATATAGACCAGCCACTACCGCTATAGTCCATTGGACTGTAGACAATGCCTACACCGGCGGTTGGAACTATTGGAACAAAGCGCTTGAGTCTGTTTTATTAGACCCCATCAATGACAAGATTGTTCACCCAGAAGCCCACGGCCACGAAGCTTATGCGCTGCTTGAACATGAAGCCGATTTTGCCGGTCAAAAAACACGGCTCGTTGCTGGTGTTCTATATCCCGAACCTGGCGGCTTATTCACCGTCCACAACGGTGACGTAAACCAAACGCTGCGCTCGCAAAAACTTGTGTGGGCAACGCCAGTTTTATCGATGATATTGCGACCTGATTTGCGTGGTTTGGAAATAATATTTGATAAGTAGCTTGACGTAATACGTCGGATCTGACTATCATTCCCGATCAATAACGATTGGGAATAAGCGTCATGCTTCACAACACGCCAGACTGGGCTCAACGGCACAATTTCTTTCATCACAGTAATCCTCGATCAAAACCACGATCCAAGGACTTCTTTGAAAAAGCACACGTCAGGCCGCAAACCACCTGGGCTTTTGACACTCTTCAAAACAAAGAATCCTCTGACGCTGACCGGCTCAAAGCCAAAGACGTGCTGCACCGGCTCTATAACCAAAACGGATCAGCTGCCATGTTTGGCGGGACTTGCGTCCAGTCAGCTTGTGACGCAATCCTTATCACCGGCACAGACGAGTCCGATGCCATTTCAGATACGCTCGAGATGTATAAAAGCTACAAACCGCGCGACTGGGACAAAAACGATAAACCAAAAAAAGATAAATACATTGACGAGATAGCCGACGTTATAAAACACGCTTTGCTGGGCCTTAGAGAAGCTATGGCGCGGGAAAATAGAATCGTTGGTGAGTTCGAGCTCAACAAACATTTGCCAGGCTTAGCGCTGCCTCACAACACCAGGCCAGATTATATGCGTCGCGGTGATCTCAAGACAAAATGGTCCAAGCTCAACCCTAAATCCAAAAGCGGATTCTCAGCAGTCAGCCCACCTAAAAAACTATCTGGAATGTTCGAGATGAACAACGTGTTCCAGGCAGCTGGGTTTTGGGCTCTAAATGGGCATCAGCCGCCTTTCCTGGTGTATGCCAGTGCAACAGATTACCAGGTTTTCACGCCGGATAACGCACCAGAGCTGCAAGATGATTTTCTCGAGGATGTCGTCGAGCATATTCGGATGCACCACAAAACCACAGAAAATCTTTTAAGAGCAGCATCAACGAAATCGGATTTGTTGGGACTGGTTTCCCCCAACTTTTCCGAGCTGTCGTGGCAAGAGTCACCAGCTTACGTCGAGGAAGCCAAGAAAATATGGGGACTAATATGACAGTAAAAGAATGGCTAAAAGAGGCATTTAACACCGTCCTGTTTCTCACGGTGATGGGCATGATCTGTTTTATGCTGACAATCCTGGTTCCAGACCCAAGTTTTTGGAGTCCGGCATGATGGCACAACCAGAGCTCGATTTCGACCGGCCCGTGCTGGTCCACAAAAACGCAAAAGACACTGAGCGCTTAGCCGCTGAGTTTATCCAACCTAAAGTAACGGGACTACGGCTGAAAACCTTGCAAAGCCTCGCCGCAGCCCCGTCTGGCCTGTCAAGCAGTCAGGTTGTCCAAAAAGTGAACGCTTACGAGTACAGCGTCAAGCCTCGATTAACAGAGCTGCAAAACATGGGGCTGGTTGTTGATAGCGGTGAGCGCGAAACAAATCTGCGTAACCGGCAAGAAGTTGTTTGGCAAATCACGCCAGCTGGGACTGAGTTTTTAAGGGGAAATAATGATTGATATAAAAAAAATACAAGCCGCTGTGGGTGCAATGGATCAGGTCACGGTCAAAGGTGGCAAATTATACACGCAAGTGGCACAGCGCGTTGAAGCTTTCCGCAACCACATTGGCGACGAGCTGGGCATGGAATCCGAAATAGTTTGTGATGATGGCAAGCGCGTAGTTATGAAAGCTACAATAAAATCCAGAGATGGTTTTGTCGTTGCCACTGGCTGGGCTGAGGAGCTGCGCGGTGGCACTGGTGTCAACAAAATGGCTTGTATCGAGAACACTGAAACAAGCGCCTACGGGCGCGCTCTGGCTAACCTTGGCATACATGGCGGTGAGTTTGCGTCAGACAATGAGATCGACAAGGCCAAGCGCAATGAAAAGATTATTGATGAAGCTGAACAAGCTGCCAAAGAAGCATATGGAAATGTCAGAATGGAATCCACACCGGCACAACCACCGCCAGCAAATGCTGATGTATCTACGCCAGAGGGATCGTGGGCTGCTTGGGTCGAGAATCAGAAAAAGATAATCGACTCACATGATTCTTTGGGCGCCTTAAATGCCTGGGCAAATCAGACTGCAAAACCCAGAGCCGATTTGGAAAGTAATTTTCCAGAGATTTACGACCCCTTGAGAAACTATTTTAACGCTAAATACGACAAACTAAACGAGGAGCTGGGTAATGGGTAACGCACCGCACATGAGCTATAACAAGATAAAGCTGCGAAACGAAATCAAGGTCAACGATGAACACGGAGTCCCAAACGAATTTCGGGCCTCTGGGTACATTCAATTCAAAACTGATTGGAATGATACGTTGGGCCGGCCCCAGCCCATGACTGAGGCGCAACAAAAGATCTGTGACGACCTGGCAGACAAGATGCTGAAAGCCGGCGTTGAGGTTAGCGTCACATTATCAAAAGTCGAGGAAGGCGCTCGGGTGCAAGATTTTAAGAAAGTTGCCGCTTTTCAAATGAGAATGAACACGCCGAGGGAGAGTCAGGGCCAAACACCCGTGTCAGCGCCCGTAGAGGCTCCCTCAGCGCCTTTAGATCAACCAGTGGTAGGTACAGAGGGTCAGCATTATGGACGACTCTAAGCGACTCCTAACAGCGAGAGAGGCTGCAAAGTATGTTTTCGGGTCAGACAGTGATGCGGCGTATCAAAGGTTTCATCGGATCATTAAAAAATCTGACATACCGACGATCCAGGCTGGTCGCCGTACATTCATATCCAGGGCAGCAATCGATGCAGCGCTCGGACTTGATCGTTTACCCAGTGATGGGACAGTTGTGCGTCTTGATGCAAGGGCGATACATAACTCGGACCATGACAGCAGATGAGCTTGATGATCTTGCCTTGCGATTCCACCAAGCAGCCCGAGAAACTAGACGGGTTTGTAGACGATCCGAAAAAGACCCCGATATGCTTGGCAAAGTATATCGGGAGTCCACCTATGTTTTCTCAAGATTAAGATCTTACGATCATGATGAGAAAGTTGACCCGTTCCATTCATCGAACCCTGGGAAAAACTTTTTCAAAAAGAAGAAGCGTTAAAAGATCTCAGCAATCTTATTTGCGATCTCGTCGTTCTTTTCTTTGTTGTCGAGCCAGTGGCCGTAGATTGTCTCAGTGGTCTTGCTGCTTTCATGGCCCATAAGATTGGTCACAGTCCAGAGGTCGTTGTTGAACGCCTGGAGTATCTGACTGGCGTAGTAGTGCCGCAGATCGTGCCACCTGATTCGCTCGACGCCAGCCGCATCACAAGCCTTGTGAATTGCAACCAGGAATCTGCTGCAACTTAGGATGTGGCCTGTTGTGCTTGGGAACACCAGAGAGTCGAGAGCCGGCCTACCGCTTTGCAAGTAAAGCTCTTGCAACTTAGTTTTCATCTTGGGCGTCAGAGGCAAGGTTCTTACTGCCTTTGGTGTTTTTGGATTTCCGACTTCCCCTCTGTGTTTCACCGCTTTGACAACCGATACCCGACCATTCTCCAGATCGAGATCAGACCAGAGCAAGGCTCTTTGCTCACCCTGTCTTAGCCCTGTCGTTGCAGCGAACTCTGCTTTGAGCGCCCAACCCTCGGACATGTGAGAAATGATCTTGTCAATAATTGGAGTCTGGATTCGTTTTGCGTTGCCCGAAAACCTTGATGGCTTTGCATCACCTTTTGCCTTGGTCAAAGCGAAGGGGTCAGTCTTTCTACACCCGCAAACAATCGCGTGTCTCATGAACAACCGAAAACTACTCAGGTAATTTTTTGCTGTTTTGATGGACCTACCGACACGCAGCTGTTCCATCACTTGATATGTGGCGTGAGCAGCTGTGAGCTCCCGTACTTTGAACTTTGCCAAGCTCTTATTGTTGAGCTGGAAAGACAGAAGCACTTTGGCAGCTCGATTTTTTTCTATATGATTTGACCGACTCAGCTCGCCCCTATCATATTGTTTCTGGAGCTCCTTAACAAAATGACCTACGGGCTCGTCTTTTTTGTTGAACCCCAGCAGATCTTCAAATGTCCAATCCCAGGCGTCTGAGGTGTCCATCGTGACCTCTTGCCCGAGCCGGTCAGCGTAAGCGTTGGCCTCGAGCTTTGTGTCGAAATATGCTTGTTTACCGTTCTCGACCACTCCCCTGGTGTCCACGCAATATGGAGCCCAGCCCTTTTGTTTACGGGACTTATGATAACTCACATCAATTTTCATTATGCAGTCTCCCTGTTAAAAATCTCATGGACCAGCCACCTATCAGCCTCGCTCATGGCCCAGGTGTTTTCTTTTAGCTTAATGATGATGGGGCTAGGGTTTGCGTTGTCACCCCCAGCCGCATCGATCTCTGCCTCGTTCTCGAAATACCATTTGAGAAACTTGAGCGCGGTCATTAGTTCTCCTCTTTCAAATCTGCCAGGACTTTCTCAACCAGGTCGAAGGTATCCGCAGCCTGGTAGGGCTTGCCATTCCATTCGACACAGTAGAAGCCTGGGCCATAGCTGAACTCCATGTATCTCATGGCGTTCACGATTTGCATCCGAAGGCTGTCCATGATTAAGCAATCTCCTTTTCCTGATATTCGAGAGCCAGCTCGTCGATCTTCATTTTGAGCCAGACAGCTGCCTCAGCGTTGACCTTGTTGTCAGGGTCATACTTCTTGATCTTTTTGTAGGCGGCGTTTAGCTGAACCGCAGCTCTCCGCAAGTTGTAAGCAATGATTTGATCCGTTGTGGTTGGTAAAGGCATTAGGCAGTCTCCTTTCTGGCGACTCTAATCGAGCCGCCCCATTGGGTAGGTGTTAAGCCCAGCGTCGTTGAGAACTTTTGCAAACGCCCGAGCGTATGCCATTTTTCTCTCGTAGCTCTGTCCGAACTCGCTGACCCAGTAGTCCCAGCCACCCGTGTAACTTTTGTGACCCTTCTTTTTCTTTTTGAGGTAATTAACGAAGGCGCCTCGAGCTGGCCTGATGTTTACCCAGGCAAACCCGCAAACCCCATCAGCTACAAACCAGCTTTTCCCGCCTGGCTTTGGATCGCTGCTAAGACCATCAGCCTCGAACACCGTCATCGGCGTCGGAGCACAATCTGTTGCCGCCTTGAGCCCTGCGGCGTGAGCCTCAGCCTCTAACTGGTAGCAATCTTTTTCAGTCCATTTTGTCATGCGACACCTCCTTTCACTACTAATATAATGACGTATTGCGTCAAGTTCAAGGGCTGATCCCGTCACTTTTGTACGATTTTTGGAAATAATTTACGGGCAAATCCCGCACCCGCCTTAAATTTCTTGTGATGCAGCTGTGATGCAGACACAAAAAAAGCCGTCGAAATCTAACGATTTCAACGACTTGGCTGGTGGGAGTGACAGGGATTGAACCTGTTGAAAAGCAATACATCATAATCGAAAACGATATTTAACAATCGATTATGAGTAAAGTATAATCATACTAAATCATATAGCATTACCCCTGTTTGTGATGCAGCTGTGATGCTCATCACGAGATCTTGTGATGCGGGCTATCTAAAGCGCCTGGTTTTCGCCGCTATCTTCTTGGGCTGTTTTGAGAACTGCTTGCCACGCTTTTTATCGCGGCGTTTGGCTGCTGTTGTCGCAGCGTACTCAGCTGAACTGAGTGTCTTGATTGCTGCTGATGGCAGATAACGCTCGCCAGTCACGCTGCTTTTTTTGCCTGACTTGGTACGCCATTTCTGCTTGCCCCAGTTTTTCAGTGATCGTTGTGGTGCGCGCATTAATTTCTATAACCCCCGCCAGCCTTTTTATAACGACGCGCCAGCTCTTGAGCTTTGCGAGCACTCCATTTGCCGGCAGCTGTGCCATGCGTAGCGCTGCCCAAGATCGACTTGAACATACGCTTACGCATCCCTGGCTTAGTGTAGTTGCCGGCTTTATTGACCGAGCTTTTTTTCGCCATTACTTTTTCTTCTTTTTAGATTTCATAATTCGAGATTGCAGCGCCTTCGGCAAAGTTTTCTGCTTTGCGGTGAGCCCCGATTTTTTCATCGCAGCTTTTTTCTTTGGGCGACCTCTCTTGCTTCCGTATGTCCCTGGTCCCATTGGCATATCATTCTCCTTTTTTTAACATTTCCATCTGCGTCTCGCAGCCTTGCCTCTCGGGCCAGTCCAGCTCTTTGACCTGG